GAAGAGGAAATTACGCCTAAGTATGTTAGGACTTCCTGTGTTTGTTTTCTATCGTCATTTATGTTGCCAACCATCTCATCAATAGTGCCAGCATTGAAACCACCTAGCTGTGGTAAATCAATCTCATCACCAATACAGATAGTCCTATGCGGATTCCATTTGGCTAAAAAGCGGCCTACTGACTTGACAGATTTTTCATTAAAAAAAGGTACTTGCAGATCTGACACGAACGCAATTTTTTTAATCGTCTTCCTCATAATCATCTAGGGGATCTTTTATTGGATCTGTAGTATCGACTATCCAATCTGGATAACTTGTACGATCCATAGCAAAGGCCAAAGCCGTAGATTCATCCATGCCATTCTTACGGCAAGCCTTATATACCTCATTGGCTGCAATAGCCCAGTAATCTAACTTAGTTAAGACAGGCTCTTTAGTAGTCCTGCGCTTACGCACCATCTTCTTTGGTTTGCGTTTAGTAGCCATGTTGAAATTATGACTTACTTATGATAATGAACAGTTCATCGACACGCTGTTCTAGCCGACTACTTCTTTCGTCAATCCTGTCAATGGCATCTTTTATCGAGCTGCCACTATTCGGGCGAAGTTCGTTTAGCCAGCCTTTAACTAAGAAGCGAAGCCCTATGAGACCGCCTGATAGCACGGCGATAACGCCAGCGCCAAAGCCAGCCCAATCTCCCGCTGTCATTTCGCATCTGCACCGATGCCATAAGCATTATCGGATTTGTCTAAAGCCCTAGCCGCTGGGCCAGCTAATGCTGCAACTACTACAGACAGTGCTGGGTCTAAACCTAATTCATTACTTGCTAAAAACGTTAAGAAAGATACTAATACCCCACGTGCGTAGGACTTTAGTATTGCTTTTTGCTTTTTGGTTATTTTCATATTTTGCCCCCTAGTAGTGGTATATCGAACGGCTTGCCGTCTTTGTCGCCTGCTTTAGTAAATGAACAATGGATGTGTTTTTTGTGTGGGTTAATGCCACGATACCTGCGCCACTTAAATCCAAATCTTCTTGATGCAATAAAGCCATTATGGATTATGTAAGATATGCGCTTATCGGTTTTAGCACAGACTCTGATTTGGTCAGCCAGATATATCGAGAGCTGTTCGGATGTATCCAAACGAGAATCAATATCAATGGCTCGGACGACCCCAGATTTGTCTGGATTATGATCCGATTTACTGGCGGAATGACGAGCATCACCAATCCACCCATCACTGGTAGTGCGGCGATCTGGATACCAGGTATCAATTTGATCTCTTAATTGAACACCAGCTGCACACAGCCAGGGCTTCATTATTCTTCGTTATCTTCTAAATATTTTAGATAAGCCTGATAATCAGAGTTTGCCAAATCTGTTGGAATAAGTGCGCCATCTGATCTTAAAACATTAGCAATAGTTTCATTTGTAATAGGATCAATTGATTTAATTAGTTTATAAGTAAATTTTGTCATTATAATTCTGCCTCCGCTTTGTATCCGTATGCCAATAAACCAGAGTCCGCATTAGTTCCCCAAGTTGAACCGCTAAAATTTCCACTCCAACCAAAAGTTTGTAAGCCAATTAATGCTACTGATGTTGATTTAACTGCAGTTGAACTGTTATAAAGACTTACCTGACCTGCCGCGCCATCGTGAGCATAGAAAGTAACAGTTGGCGTTACTCTCATTTGCACAGGGAAAACATAATTATTGTAAGCGTTGGCAGAAAAACCACCAGAAGAAGTACCTGTATAAATCATTGTGCCAGAAGGCGTGGTGCTAGGCGCTTGATAATACCTTTGGCAAGCGGCTAACTCGCCTTGAAATGTTCCACCTGAATAAACAAATGCAGTAGCAGTTGAACCCACTTCTAATTTAGATTCAGCAATATAAAGAAAATCACCAAGTGTCGTATCTGTTACATCTGACCAAATAAACAAAATAAGATTTTGAGTGCTTGCAGTATCCACCGCAGCAGTTATTGAATAAGTGGCATAAGATGTAGTTAAATTTAGATTTGCTGGTGTGTTCTCATAAGTAGCGTTAGCAATTAAAGTAGGGTTTGTGCCTTCTGCACCCCAAGCACTTATGATATCGCTAGTTACTGTATCGGCTGTTCCTGACCAAGCCACAATAGCGGCTTTAACATTATCTAATTTAGTGGTAGCAGATACTTTAGCCTTAAAACTAAAAGTAACCGTGTTACCTACTAACCCTATAACATCTTTGTTTTCTATAATAGTTGCAATACCAAACTTTTTATTTACAGTTTCTACATCTAGGGCTATAGCAAATTCACCATTTGTAGGAACTGTTGTAGTGTCTTGGGTAACATCTATTGCATCGTTGCCATCGCTAAGAATATACCAACGATCTAATGTGTAAGCATCATCATTATTAGCACCTGATGTAAAAGATGTGCCACGCTGGGCAACAGCAAAGCCACCATTTATTAAATAGTTTTTGTTTATAGCGGGCGTACCAGTGCTATCTATATTTACCCAAGCGGAACCATCGTATTTGTAAACAATATTATCACTTTTTAGATAAGACATGTTGCCTTCTTGTGGTGATGTAACGGCGGCTGTGCGAGCTGCGGCATCAGCAAATACCCACACGCCTTGCATTAAATAGCCATCTACATCGGCTGCGGTTAATACCTCGCCTGTAACAAAATCCTTAAACCCTAAACCTGCTGCCATCTCTGCTCCTTAGTAACTTAGGACATTATAGTCTAAAGTGCCATAAATGCTATTATTTAGGATAAAAGCGTCTATAACTGGCTCTAGTGTCGTGAACGTGGTTTTCCAACTATTCGGGGTTATATTCATCCTTACCCCAAAAATCTGTAAAGTTTTTTCTAAAATTGATCCACCAGGCTGGGTAGTCTTAACTGTAATTGGATCAAAAAAATCCAGGTCTAAGGCCGCTACTATGCCTGAATTGTAATTAGGTGTATATAGGTCTAAAACTATGGCATCCACACGGATAGAGGTTTCTTGCCTAGAGGCAATATAGGCCTGAGCATAATCTAGGGCTACGGTATCTGATTGCATTAATAGGTTATCTAAAAAGTAACTATGCAAAAAATATTTATCTATGCTGGCTTGATTTAGGGCTACCTGCGGGCTACCGCCAGCTCTAGTAATAGTAGCTTTATTAAATATTAATACGTCATTTAGTACCCAGGTTGCATCAAAGTAAGATATACCAGATCCATCATCTGCAAACACTGTAGGTGTGCCACCAATAGATCCAGCGGTTACCCCTCTATCTTGAAATACAAAATTATTGTCGGCATCAACATAAATAGCACCATATTCAGAATTGGCTACTGTAAATAATGCTTGCAATGCTGTGCGGTCAGTACCTGGATCTGCCTGTAATGTAGTAAGACCTGCATCAATATCACGCTGGGATGTTGGCCATGAAATTTCATCTAATATATCGTTAACACGTGCACCTGATAATTGGCCAGCGCTAGTACCAGCCACTGTGCTTATTTGTGCTAACTGGGCTAATCTAAAAGCATCTACAGCTTGTATGGTAGTTGTTGCCACATCTTCGGATTCTTGTGGGTAAGTTGTAACATAACTTGTAATATATCCTGCGAATATAGGATAAGTTACTGAGCCATAAGTAGCAGTAATCTGCACCTTCTTCATAGGAGTTAATAAGTTATAATAAGGCCCTGATACATTCTGTGGGTTAAAATCACCATTTTGATCTACAATGCGTAGGGTAAGCGAGCCTGTTTGAAATTCATCACTAAGTGCAGTACGGCCTCTATTGGTTTCTATTCTATTTACTTGATTAGATACGTCTACAATTACAGCTGCTGAATCTGCCAATACGTTTGTGTCTAATATGCCTATATCTAAAATCATGGCCTGGGCAAAACTAGGGCCAGTGCTAAAGTTAATTACAGCATTTATTACTGGTACTGTCATTATGGCAACTGTCCAGCTGCGGATGTACTAAATCCGCTTCGTGTAGCAGATTGAATCATCTCCGCTATTAATTGAGAGAATCTATCGCCGCTTTGTGCTGCATCTACAGTTATGTTTACTCTAGGGGCTATATTTCCAGATTCTCTAAGTCTTTCCATAGATATCTCGGCTGCGGTCATGCCAGCATAATTAGTCGAACCTTCTAATTTTGTTCCCAAATTTTGGAAATAACTTTCTGGCAATCCTGTATATTTAACAGAAGGGCCACTTGATATAATTGGACTTAAGCCAATGTTGCCTGATTCTCTCAATCTTTCATTTAAAATTTGTTGATAGGTCATATTTAGATAATTTGCGGTACCTACTAACGCTTGTGCTAATTTTGCAAAGTATTCGATAGTTAAGTTTGTAGCGCTTGTTAATTTTTTTTGTCCTTCAATTCCTTCCATTTCGGCTAATACTTTTTTAGCCATTACCTCATTATTATCTAATATGGCTAACTGTGCTCTTAAGCGTAATTTAGTTTCATAATCTGTCGCTTCATTTAGTGCTTTGGTTATGCCAATGCGCTCAATATCAAACTTGTCTTTAAGTTGGTCTACTGCGCTTTTTTCTTTTAACTTGCTAATTTCTTGTGAGCGTAATCTATTAACTTCTTTTATATTTTTAGCTTCTTGCCTTCTTTGTGCAGACAAAATTCTAGTAGAACTTCTTTCTTGGCCACCACGATCTACTTCTTGGCGACCTGCACCCCTTAATGCTTCTGTGGCTCTTAACACTGCACCAATGCCAGGTATGTTTCTTAGAAATGAACCATCCATGCCAGGTATATTTGTAATTTCTTTTAATCTACCTACGACCTTGCCTAGTCCTACCAATACTTCACTTGTGGCAGTAGCAAAATCTTCCATATTGTTAGTTACATTTTCAATACTGTTATCTTTGCCTAATTGAGATAATGCATCTAATAAACCTTTACCGATTATTTCCTGGGCGTTTTGCGTTGCAACTCTTAATAGATCCATCTTTCCAGCATAGGTATCTAATCTAGCTGCTGCTTGGCCTGAGAACTTATTATTAAGTTCAGCCATAATTGCATCCATGTCGCCAGCCTTTAATAAGGCTTTATCTAGGCCAGCACCTAATCTGCTAAGACCTGTAGTGTTGCCAGCGTAGGCACGTGATAAGGCTGTAGTAACTTGTGTTAATGATCTACCTGTAGCAGCCGATACATCCATAGCCGTAGTTAATGCATCTTGGCTCTTAGTAATTGACCCAGTTACTGTCAGTAATTGCTGGAATGCTGGACGTAATTCATCATCTAATACGCCAGTAGCCCTCTGTAGGTTGTTTATGTATAACTCAACTCCAGGCGCACTGAACTGGTAGCCAGTGTTTCTTAATTGAATCTCTAAAGACTTGGCTGCCTTTTCATCAGCTGCAAACGCTCTTACTGCTTCTTTACTAAATCTAGTTAATGCTGTTACTGAGAATGCTGCGGCAAAGGTTTTACCAAAGGCTTTAACTTGCTTTTCAAATGCACTGATTTCTTTCTTGCCTTTTTTAAGCCCCTTGTTATTAAAGGTGCTGAGTGCCGATACGACTATATTGGCCATTATGCAACCTTCTTCTCTGTAGTTTTATTAAAATGGGTAGCTGTAGCATTGATAGCCTTTACAATTACGCCATAGATATCACCGCTATCCTGTGCCCATGCTTTGTAAATCAAACGACCTTTAGTCTTACGACCACCACCCCTAGCGCCTTTAACTTTAGGCTGAGATGTAAGGGTTGGTAGATCAGTAACAAACTGATATCCAGCAAATGGGTTATTAGAATTATATGCAGCTGTAGATCTACTTCTATTCTTTCTGCTACCTGATTGCTTAAATGCCATAGTGCCGCCACCTTCTGCAACAGAAGTAAATGGCGCTCTACCTTGTGGGTTTAATCTACCTGCGGTTTCATAGATACGACCAGCAGCGCTTATATTGTAAACATAACTTTCTACTGTATAACCATTATTAAATCTGCGGTTTTGACCTTCTTTGAATCCAATACCACCGCGCACTGTTGATGCATCATATTTAGGGAATGGGCGATAATCGACAGTAGATGATATTGGTTTAGACCAGCCAGACAACACTTCATTGTTACTTACTACAAAACCTTTAGCCTTAGCTTCTACGCCCTTCATAACAGGCTCTACGGCTGCTTTAACACGCCTATACATGTCCTCATCAATAAAGGTTAAGCCATTGATAACGTCTTTAACGCCTACGACTTCTACTGGCATTTCTGACCTCTCTAGCTCTATCATTCAAAACTTGGATTATTGCATTCAATAACTCTGAATCCATATTAATGAACTCACTTGGCGCTATCCCAGTTTCAACGCTTAAAGCAGCGATATTATAAACTAAAGAGTCACGCCTAGTTATTTTTTTTCTTCGTCTAAAACCTCAACAGTTTCTAACGTGTCGATAAACTCAGTACCCCATAAAGGTATCTGTGCGCCAGACCTACGCAAGCATTCGTATGCTAACCAAAAGATTTCGGTCTGCCTTTCGTGCTCACGTAGGACTTTAGAAATTCCAGCGCCGTACTTCAATTCGAAAGCGTACTCGACACCTGGTGTTATCTTGTGCTCAGATACTTCACCATTAGCCCTTGTTATCTTTAGCTTTGCCATTATTACTCCTTAATTAGAACGCCACTGTAGGCGATACTGTTACCACGGAGTTTACTGTAAATGTCATTGAAGATGTAGCAATTTCAGCCACGCCACCCTGACCCAGTGGGGTTAGGTTATTTACCAATATTGAGAATTGATAGGTTGGATTAGCAGCTGACACTGTAGTGCCTTTAACAGTGATTACTGATACTGAAATGGTCTTACCAAATGCATCATTTAGGGTTTGCATAACCTGGCTTGCTGCCCATTCATTGTTAAAGTCAATAGTAAATGTTGAGTTTTCTAATCCAGCCACGTACTTGTGTGATGTATCACCCATAGCTGTAATTTCTAACTCATCTACGACCTTGTTGATTACTGCGCTTGTTACGTATGCGCTGATATCAATAGATGGTGTAGTAGGCGCAGCGTTGGTAGCCAACTTAACGCCGACGTTGTTATTTAAGTATATTGCCATTGTTACTCCTCGTCATTCTTGTTGGTTGTTGCCTTGCCTTTTGGTTCTTCCTTTATTTGGCCTGTCTTGATTAAGAAGGCTAAATCTTCTTCTCTGCTCATTTTAACTCCAGCTCGTTAGTATGGATACTGTTATTTCTGATGTTAGTAAATCTCCACTCGCCGCACTTGTAATAGCTGGAGCGGAAACGCTTGTTATATTCATAACTAAAGATGATCCTGCCAATTTAGTTACTACTGCTACGATAAAATCTTCCATGCCTTTTAGGTTGCCTTGATTATCAAATGCTGGTACTGCCATAAGAATTCTAAAATTAGCCAATGGCGATAATGTTATTTGAGTATTATTGCTTGGCACTAAATACGGATCGCCAGGTGTGATAACTACGCTGTTAGCCAATAATGTAGCTGGTGGAAAACTAAATGTACTCCATACGCCAGCGTTTGCTAAGGCTGTTGCAAGTGTGCCTCGAAGTGTTGTTACGGCGGCCATTAGCCCACCAATGTTGATGGTGCGGCGTAAGGCTGGATGAGGCCTCTTACACGATTTACGAGCTGGAAGCCCATCCGATAAGGACTTGCAGTTATCCCATCCATGCCTACGCCCCCAGTTTGAGATACCTGTCTAGCTTGCCATATATCGACAGCTAGTATCATTGCAGCTTCTCTAATTGCTGGGATCACAGCATAATCATCTTCTTTAGTATCTTGGCCACTTGCTTTGCCATACGGAAGGATTCTATGAAATGGGTCGTTTGCATGTACTTTAGTAAACTGAATAAATGAATAGCCATTAGGCCATGAGTAATTATAAAAAAAGTTATAAAATGTGTTTGCTATAGATACAGGTATATTTGATCCAGGTATTGTGCCAGTAATTACATGCTGGCCACCATAGATACTGCCACAGCCTTCTACGCTTATTGTTTGACCAACTACGTATATGCCTGGGTTTGCTAATACTAATGTGGCTACATTGTTTTGTAATCCAGCCGCCACTACTGGTGCATCATTAAACCATAAATATTGATTTAATAAATCTTGTGCTGTTTGGCAGACTTCTTCTACTACTGCATCGGTATACAAAGTGCCTATGCCTAAATTACTGCGCAATTCAGCTTTCGTCACGTAGGTGGCTGCCATTGTATTCCTCTCTTAAAAAAGCTCCCCCAGGGCTAGGGCTACTAAACCCTGAGGGATTATTACTTGGTTATTACGCCTTTGCGTACTTAATGATTCCGTAAGGCATTTTGGCAATTGTTGCCATGAATCCATAAATTGCTACCTGTACTTGTAGGTTTGATACTACGTTAACAGACATAAATGCCTGAGGTGAGCGATATACAGTAAATGCTTCTGGTGCAAGGATGATCGCTGAGTTATCATCAAATGCAGTTTGTGAGAAGTTCTTGTCTACGTATAGATCAAGTCCTAACACGTTACCACGGATTGATGTAGGGCGTACATCTCCAGCTGCGTTCATTGGTTGAATCGCATTGTAAATTGGTCGCTTGGTTGAATCAACTGCGCCCATCAATGCCTGCCATTGTGCTGGGTTGCCAATGTAGTTCTGTGCAAAGAATCCTGTGTTCTCATACACTAATTTCGCAGCTTGTGAAGTGTAAGCAATGATTCCATCGCTATCGGCAGTTGTTGCAGATGCGTTAGTACCAGCAGCAATTAAAGCAGCTACTACAGCTGTATCAATTGTTGTCAAATACTGATTTTGCAACTGTTGTGTCAATTCTGCATAGAAGTTTGGATCTGAGCGCTCTAGCAATTCAACTGAGAGTGTGTTCATACCTGAGTACTTAGACACTGTACCTGTTAGGTAGTTGGTTTGCATATCTGTGTTAGATACTGCTCCGCCTTCTGCTTCTACAGTTACTGTTGGTGCTACACCAGTTCCGCCACCTGCGGCAGTTACCAAAGATGGTACGTTGATGGTCATACCTGATGCTGGCAGTGTGCCTTGTGAACATGCATCAATTGCTGGTGTGCCAAAACGTGTATTTGTTACAAACTCAGTTAAATATTGAGTTGGGTTAAATGCTGTGTTATTTGAGAAATCATCAGCTGCGGCAATGAATAGTTTTGAATCTTCGCTACCTAGTGCGGCCTTGATTTTGTGCTCTGTGTACTTAGCCATTGAATCAATTGGCGTACGTACTTTTGTTTGGATTAATGGTGCTGTAATTACTGGGCGAGCAGCTTCTACTGTAGGAGTAGCAGCCTCTGCCTTTGCTTCTTGTGGCGCTGTTGCTAAATCTTCCACAGGAGCCTCGCTTTCTGTTGTTTGGTTTGTGTCCTCTGCTTCGTTTTCACTAGCAGCAACTTTAGTTACTTGCGCAGCTGTAAAAGCTGGGCTTTCTACCAGGCTAACCTCTCTTAGTGTTGCGCTGGTTACATATAAATAATCTTTTTTCTGTATGGATTTGTTTACATCCACTCCAACAGACAGGCCGTCCACTAGTTGCTCTTGTGCAAGAATTAAAGCGTCTTGACCTTGCATGCTAGAGCTAATTTTAAAGCTAGCGTAAATACCATCTTCTGTTTCTTTGTAGTTTGATTGCATGCGGCCTATTGGTTTTTCTGGGCGGTGCTGCATAAGCATTTTTATCTTGCCAGCATCCCCAATTTGAATAGAACCTTTGGCAAATACAACTTTGCCTACGGAAGTATTGCCTACCTCTTCAAAAGGTACGATCTTGCCAGCAATAACTCTGCGCTCTGTATCGGCAGCTTCTATGTGGCTACTGAATGTAAGTTTCATCTTCTGTTTCTCTCCCGTTAGGTGTCATTTGTTCCATTTCTTTAGCATCTTCCACATCGATTAAACCTAAAGCCAACATTTTCTCTATTGCTTCTAGTCGCTTCATTGTGTCAGCTCTTAAAAACGATTCCTCGATTTTAAATTTTACGGAATGTCCTCGTGGCGTGACGTCATCTAAAGATAGTCTATCCTCAATCGCACAGATAAACGGCTGTAATGAATAGGCTACAAACTCTTTGCGACCATCAATAATATTTTGATATGTCATTGAGTTGTTCATATCTGCGCTTATGTAATATGCAGGTACGTTCATGGCACGTGCAATTTGTGTGGCTAAATATTGTTGTGCTTCGTTATACATCATGTCTTTAGGACTAAATCCTGTAGTTTCATAAGACAATGTAGATGTTAAATATGCTGTAGATCTATTTAGACGGCTTTGCTTCCATTGTGCTAATAATCCAGATACTTGCTGCTCTGGTAAATCTGCGCCAGTATTTTTAATGTAACCACTTGGCATTGGTGTCTGTGCGGATACGGCTGCAGCTTTTTCAATATCTAAAGCGCTTTGTATTGTACGTGCAGCTGTAGTTAATACACCTTGTGTTAATCCTTGGAATGTGATAAGTGAACCAATACCGGACATTGGCGCTCTAACTCCATCAACGAAATATTCTTCTACTTCTGTGCCAAATTTATTTGTTGTAAATGTAACTCTGTTATTGGCAACCCATTCAAAACGTGATGGTCTTAAATCATCTGCATATAATTCTGTTACACGCCAATATGCAACACCATAAAATAAAAGACTATCGACAGTCCATGATATGGTGACGGATCTTGGTTGCCGATAGTCTGGTTGATCGAGCCATAGAGGGTTCCCCAACTCCTCACCATTAGACTTTTTGTAAAGACCTAACGGCAAGTAGGAAACTACACCAGCTATAAGATTTCTGCAACGTGAAACGGCAGGCACTTGCATTGCTAAGTTACGATCTAATCCACCAGGAAAATTACCAACACCAGTTGTAAATGAACCATAGCCATAAGCTGTGTCCATAATGGCAGGGGCGTATTGCGCTTGTACGGATTCAGTTTTTTTATTTATACCCAAAGCAGACAATAGACCCATAGATATACTTTATACCATAAAACGGACTAATGGTGCAAGTTAAACAAAGATTTGTGCAGTTTTTTGCGGTTTAGTCAATTCTGACACCACCATAGCCAAAGATATAGCAGCTGTAACATCACCAGCCGACTTACGCCTAATAATGCGCCAACCAGCATCATTTGTTTTAGCAGCGCAGTTATTTAAGTGCTGTACTAGGTCTGCTTGTCCAGAATGGACTATTCGGTTATTAGCTAAGCCATCTGCTAAGTCTGAGCATGCCTGGTAAAAAGCCTGGCCACTTACGTCTTGTAATCTCCAGCCACTTTGTTCTAATTTTGTGGCTATTGTTTGTGTGGCGTACTTGTCAAAACAAATTAAATGTGGGTGATACTTTCTTGCCCACTCATTTATGTCACTTGCCATTTTAACTTCATCTATGGCTATATCGCTATGCCAAAGCTGTGCAAGTCCTACAGCTACCTTGCCATCTTTTATCTGACCCATAACCAAAGCGCCAGATCTTCTAGTAGGTGCAATATCAAAGGCCATTATAGTCTGAGGGCCGACAGGTATTTCTAATGTGCTATCACTGCATGCTTCAATACTGCCATAAGCAAATGGGCTGGTCGTGGAATCTATCCATTGGCAAAGCATTTCCGTGCGTGTAGCTTCTATGCTGTTTGTATTTACTGCTTCTTCTAACGTTTCTTCTGTTACTAAATATCCTAATGCTGGATTAGCCATAGCCCAGGCTTTACGATCATGTATTTTACAATGCTGTGGCGCTGACCATTCATAGTAACCTAAAGTTTTTGGTGGATATGATAATGAGCGCTCTCTTAAATCATTTAATACTGTGCTAAACCCATCACCAGCATTACTTGTCATTAAAGTCATTGAGTTAGGCCTTGCACGTGTTACTGGCAGTGCAGCTGTAAAAGCTTCTTCTGACCATTCCCGTAATTCATCTAAATAAAGAAAATCTGCGGTCTTACCACGGGGCGCATCACGTGTAGCTGCGGCTATTTCATATCTTGCGCCATTAAGTAAACTAATAGATTCTTGACCATTAGCTAGGCGTATCTGTCTTACTTGGTCTTTTAAGAATTGATTATCTTCTATAGTAAATGCAACGTTTCTAAATGTATCTAATGCCATATTTCGATTAGAGGACATGCCTAGTACGTTCTTAGAACCCCATAAGAATAAATGTGCCAATATAAGCATTCTGGCAAGGTGGGTCTTACCCGATTGTCGACTAACAAGAATTAATCCCGTTTTTTTGACCCACATATCGTTTTCATCTACAGATAACAGGTCATCTAACACCCAACGCTGCCAGGGTATAAGCGGCATCCCTATTTTCTCAGCTAGATCGGCTACTTCTTGTGCTTTGCTTTTAACTTTTAGTAAAGGCGTGTGGATTCTAGGCTCGGTGCTGCCAATTAGCACGTCCCCTCGTTTGATCTGGCTTGATTCCGTATTAGTTTGCATCAAAGTCCAGTGTATCTGGTTTATTAAAAGGTGAGTCTGGCACTGTGCTGGTGGTTTCAGGGAGAGAAGGTTTCAGAAAGACTGGGGGGCTTCC